GGGTTTTCTGGGTGCTAAGGAGTTTTGCCCTAGTTGCGGCCATTCTGAATTCTTAGTCAGTGGCGACGAGTTAGACGCCATGAACCGCGAGGATGACACATGCAAATTATCACACCCCTTGAGCTGTCATACGAACAGCTAAAAGCCTTTATTCGTAAGCGTCCGCCAAGGCCAATACGAGAAGCAATTAATAAATCTTGGGTATCTGAAAAGAAAGCGAAAGAGGAAGAGGATTATGTCAAACGTACACGAGTTGAACCGAGAAACTCCCAGTTCATTGATGACATTCGCCAATGTGGAAATTGAAGTGTTGCTAGAAGTGGCAAGGCATTGGATGAAGATGCGCGTGTGTCATGAAGTAGATCAAGATTTGCAAATGGGGTGGTTATTTTTGGGAACGTGGAATCCGCGTTTCAGTATTTTGAAAATAGAGAAACAGGGCGCTAGAAAAGGAAGAACCGGTTTTGGTGGTTGGTCCGTAATGCCGTTGCGCATTGCTGAAGAGTTCGATCCGCGAGAAATGGGCGACGACCCAATAAGTAAACAGGAATTGGTTTTGTTGAGGGACATGATGGTCGCCGCTGTTACGGGTGGACTAAAGCGCTTTTTAATGAATGGTGCCGCGTCTATGTCTGAGATTGCGGGAAGAAGTTCTATTTTTTGGTGTAAGGATTCTGTGGCGTTAAAGCTGGCGGAAAAATTGGACTTGGTGGCGTGGGAAATAGCACAAGAAGAAGAAAGAAAGTTCATTGAGTTTAATACGGGAACGGTTGTTAAGCATGCTTAGTTATTGGAGCCGTGAACCAGAAGCAATAGTTGACATTCCACCCGCGCCAGCGGGTTTTATGTGGCCGTATGAATGTGAGCAATGGCGAATAGAGCAGTTGAAAGGTTTAAGTCATGAGGACGTTTTCGAATTGCGGGCGCGTCTTGACGAGTTAGACCAAGAGAAAAGCTATATTGCGGCCAACGAATGGTTGGTTGGTGTTATTGAGCGATACAGGTTGTTAAACAAAATTTCGGTAATGCGTCCTTACGTGCAAAAGGAAGCGGAACGAATCGCCAAGCGTAACAGTAACGATTCCATTGAATGGTTGCGCGGTGTCGTGGCCCGTTTGCGCTTTTGCGACAAGATGATCAGTGAGTTAGACGGGGCCGAACTGAGTAAATGGGCAGAAGTAAAACGCTATGAATTCGAATCCGGCATGTATGGGCTACTGGTCAACGAAGGACGCGAAGCGGTTCTTAAATGGATGGAAGTTCATTTAAAAGAAGTTGGTGTGACGTTTAAAGATTGGGACGATGAAGACAAAGTGGTTGCCATGATTGCCCGCATGATCACGCCAGAATGGTGGGCGAGACAGGCGAAGAAACAATGGCGGGTGGTTGAAAGTATCTTGCGCGAATGTGGCGAAGTCCATAACGGTGCATCCCCTTATCTTTCAAAGTGGGGGTTAAACAAATTCCGCAAACAACAAAAAGCCAATGCCGAATTTTTGAAAGGCTGGGAAGCGGTTAATCAAAATGATGAAGCGTTCACTCTAGAAGATTTATCAAGTCGCGGTGTTTCTAATCCGTTTATTCGGCGTGGTGAGCTAATGGCTCGCATCCGTGGTACGGAAGAGCTGGCCGTTGAAATGGGTCATATCGGGTATTTCCTAACGTTGACCTGTCCAAGTAAATATCACGCGGTGCGTAAAAACGGGCGCCGCGTCGGTAAATTTTACAAAGCTAAATGCCCTGATCCAAGGCGTGGGCAAACTTACCTTTGCAATGTGTTTAAGCGCATCCGTTCAAAATGCAAGCGTGATGGTGTGCATTTTTATGGTGTTCGCGTTGTAGAGCCGCATCACGACGCGACGCCACATTGGCACATGATGGTCTTTGGTGAAGCGGCACAACTAAAGAAATTTTTAGCCATTTTCAAACATTACGCACTGCAAGAAGATGGCCACGAAAAAGGTGCGGACGAAAAACGGTATGACATTAAATACATGGATCCAGCGCAAGGAACGGCGTCGGGTTATATGGCGAAATACATTTGTAAAAGCGTGGACGGTGAGCACATTGAAAAAGACATCGAGACAGGGCGCAACGCGTCAGACATGGCCGAAAGTATTACGGGGTGGGCGCGTCGTTTTGGTATTCGACAGTTTCAATTTTTTGGCGGGGTTTCTGTGAGTGTATGGCGTGAACTGCGAAAAATTAAAAAGAACGTGGGTGCGGTTATTAAGTCAGTCCATGAAGCGGCAGACAAAGGCCGATGGAAAGACTTTACCAAATTAATGGGCGGCGTGTTCGCAGGTCGTAATCAGACATTGAAACTTCATTACAGCGAAGAAGAAGAAAACCAATACGGAGAATTGGTTTCGTCCATTAAAGGTGTGGCCCGTGGTGTTGATGTGTATGTGACGCGTTTTTATGACTGGACGATCCAACGCGTTGGGTCTGGCTCTGAGTCTTCTTCTTTGAAGAACGGCGGAGCCGTTCCTTGGACTCGTGTCAATAACTGTACGGTTCCCAAATTTCCGCCGAAGCGGCGGGAAAATATGGGGGCCAACAATCAGCCTTACCGACAAAGTGGAGGTGGCGAGAATGGCAGTTCATATTCCATGCCCTAGGTGTAAGGGAAAAGCAGTGGTTACCAACAGCAATGATCTATCGGACGGCCTAAAAGACGTATTCGTAAAGGATCTCTACGTCCAATGTTTGGGCGAGTGCGGTGCGCGCTCGGTTATTGGTATGTATTTCAAGCACTACATCAACCCGCCAAAAGCCGATGTTTTCGACATGGCACGCGCTTTGGTTAACCAACAAAACGAATTGGACTTGAAGAGGTGAGCATGGACAGCAAAGTAAAAGCCGACCAAGCCAAGGCCGATAAGAAGCGCCAGAAAGACAAAGAGCGCCAGCGCGCTAAACGCCAGCGAGATGCCGAAAAAAATTCGGAACTCGGTATTCATGAATACCGAGTTCCATTATCAAAAGCCGAAGAGGACACGCTGGACGAACTACGCGCTTACCGTGGTGGGGCCGAACCTTACGAGGTGAACGAATACCTAGCCACACTGATCCGCCGCGACAAAGCCAGAATGGAAGCGGAAAAGCAGCATTTAGGACAATGCGATTTTTGCGGCGAGCCCTTACCAATGGGCTGCAAAAATGGACTTGGCCTACCGAGGTTAAAAGGCGTAGCGGAATGCTGGTACACGCGAGAAGAAAAAAAACTGAGATTGTAGAAAACAGCGTGACACGTCACGTTTTTAAATTTGAACGCAAAACGGGGAAACACATTATGAAGTCAATCGATTGGAACCAACTGGCAGAACTGGGTTTGATGGCAAAGATTAATCAAGAGGTATTGCACCCACTGGGGCTGGCCGTTACCCGCAACCCTGAAACGGGCGTGAGTGAAGGAATTCTAGTTTCTGACGACGGGGAATTTGGCTACGGAAAAGAAATGAAGGTCATCATAGACGAATTGCAGCGCGAGCCAGTAGAGCCGCGCTTGTTGAAAATGATAGGCGGGTCAAGAACGGAATAGCGTGACACGTCACGTTTTTAATTTTTAACACAAACGGGGAAACATATTATGAAAGTCATCGTTACAGACATTGAAACAAAAGACACGCTACAAACGGCGGTTATTCTATCCATTGGTGCCGTGGTCGTAGATACCGAAACACTAACTATTGGGGAAGCGTTTAATTGCGTTATGGGGGAAAATCAGCCAGGGCGAACGGTAAGCGAATCAACAATGGCGTGGTGGGAAAAGCAGAGAAATGAAAATTTTGAAGCTTGGGAAGAGGTGTTTAAGCCTTTCAATGATGGAGAGTTAAAAGACGGTTTAGAATTGTTTGGGGAATGGATAGAGCAGACGGGCATCAAGCGCCCGCAGGTCTTCGGAAATGGCCCTGAATTCGACAACATGATTTTAGAGCACGCATTCAAAACGGAACTAGGATGTTCCGCGCCGTGGGATTTTGGTTCGAATCAATCCATACGCACCGCTGTGTTATTTGGCCGCGAGTTGTTGGATATTGATCCAAAGAAAGATTTGCCGTTCGAAGGCGTTCAGCACAGGGCACTAGACGACGCGAGACACGAAGCGAAAATACTCATTGAGGTGTTGAAAGCATTCAAAGGGGCGTTGAAAACCGAGGTGCCAAAATGAGCGACTTAGAAACCACCATAGAACGTGCACAGAAAATAACACTGGGGCAGATAGACAGCGGAACGCTAGCCACAGCGGTAAATTGTGCCGATACGATGCAAATCGTCAGGCACGGGCGCGTAGAGAGTTACGTGGTGCCAAAACACATCATAGACGAGGCGTTAATGAAAATGGCCGTCCTAGAATGCGATAACAAACGCTTGCTAGGCGAACGCGTCGCGGCATCCATACAGGTGCCAAAAAGCCACTTTTTTAATCATGATTTCAAGATTGATATGAGCGCGGTAACGTCATGTGATATGCCGCATGTATTTGAAGCGATGCGAGGGATGGAAATGAAAAGGCGAATAAATGAGTTTTTTGGGGAGCCGCCAAAAACAACCACAAACAGCCCAAGGCTAAACGAGACATTGACAGAATGAAAAAACAAGGACTATCATTACCACGCGCTGGCAAAATCCAGCGTCGGGATTGGTCTCTCGTATACTCATGGCGCAGCAAGTCGCCCTAAGCGGCTTTTTTTGTGCGCAATCTCCCTGTTATGGTGGGGGATTGGGGGAGCCTTGTGCTCGCCGTTTCCTTGAGTTCGGTAGACCAACCCTTTTCCCCTGCCACCCAGTGATTGGTCTCATTGAGTGGTAGTTATTTCGCATACTCAAGGAAAGACAATCATGAATAACTTAACGATCCTATCTAAAGATGTTCGTACTCAAGACGGACTGTATTCCCTAAATGATCTACATAGAGCAAGTGGCACGGAAGATAAAAATCGTCCTACTAAGTTTCTAAGGCTTTGCCAAACCAAAGATTTGATAAATGAAATATCTACTTGTCCAGATGTGGACAACCCTTTAAAGAGCGTTCGAGGTGTTGGCACTTGGGTTTGCAAAGAATTGGTTTATGCCTATGCCATGTGGATTAGTCCTAAATTCCATCTTTATGTTATCCGTGCCTTTGACCAGCAACAGCAAGCAAATGGCTCGCAAGTGGCGGTGGTTCAGCAAAGTGAGTACATTTCTGTACTAGAGCAACAAATCATTCAATACGAAAAGAAAATGCGCCTTATCCATTCCCATACGACCAGTATGAAAAAAGAGTTTTCTGATACGGTTTTTCCAGCGTTGAAAGCCTTAAACACAAGGTTGTACGGAAACGCCTACGAACGACTGCATGTGGTGCACATGACAAGTAAAAACTATTGAAGTAAAACGCCCCGATGATGGGGCGTTTTTGCTATTGAGGTACTATAAAAAATAAATCTGTGAATAGGTATAACTTATCTCTCATTAGAACCGATAAGAAAGCAAATATTGAAATTAATTTTGGAGCTAATAGGTCAAGGGTTTCTCTATTGTTAATCATAAAGTGGCCTCTCAAATCTACCTCAACCCAGAGGAGCTTTAAGTATTGAAAAAAATCAATTTCTCTTGATATGTTGTATGACTGAATGGTTGGATACTCATACTCACGATGATCGTAGGAAACAATTAGATATCGAAAAAATATGAATCTATTTTTATATTTTATTTCAACTGAGTATGGTTCTTCTCCCGGGTTGACGTTACTACTATGATGATCATAAATATCACTGTAAATATCCCCTAGGATCCCTTCATAACATCTATGTTCATTATTTATTTTTGTCACTCTAGAGTCAGATAGTAGCCGTGTTTGCCAAATTTTATTTAGAGCATCTTCATGTGGAGTCGAGTAGTTTTGATATCGGATAAAGCAAAAAAAATTTGCCATAAATAGTAAAGCCATTAACCCTTCAGGCTTTAGAAAATCTAACTTAAACAGGAAAGTATTAGCTTCTTTAATTGTCGCAGCTGATAGCGTTAATGCTAGCGTGATTAAGGCTACATACATCATCATTTGCCGTTTAGATTTCAGCCCCTTGTCATCGTCGAGTGCCTTATGAAAGGGCTCTAAATTTTCCTTTTTATTCATTATGTATGTCCTTATTATTGAAGATAATTAGTTAGTTTATAGTTTTCTGGAGTGCGCGGCACGGCACGTTCTTAAATTTTACATATATTAAGGTTAACTAGTGATGAAAAAGTGGTGCGTATTTTGGTTAGTTGTATCGCTGTTAGCAACAAACATAGCTTTGGCGGGAGACAAGGGTGGAGATAGAAAATACAAACGAAGTGAGTTCGGTAGCGGCTGGGCGGATGTTGACAGAGATTGCCAAAATACCAGACAAGAGCTTCTTATTTCACTATCAACAACACCTGTTCGTTTTAATGCTGACAAACAATGCCGTGTAGTGTTTGGTCGTTGGATTTCCATGTATTCCGGTGAAGTGATTTTTGATGCGTCAAAGATCGACATAGACCACATAGTGCCATTGAAATGGGCATGGGATCACGGCGCGGACAAATGGAGCAAGGAAAAGCGAAAACAGTTTGCTAACGATCCAATAAACCTAGTCGCCGTCGAGGCCAGATTAAACAGACAAAAAGGCGCAAAAGGATTGGATGAGTGGCTACCGCCTAAGAATGTAGAGCAGTACAAAGCAAGGTTTAAAAGGGTGTGGGTTAGGTATAGTATTGGCGATACGTAACAGTGGATGGGCTTATTTTTCTCGATTTGATAAATTTAGGATGTTCTAGTTATTACCATGAATTTATTTTAAAAACTTTGAGTTTGGGGAAGGAGTTATGTTTACAAAAATAATAATTTCGCTGTTTTTGGCTTTTACTTTATCTGGATCCTATGCTAATTGTGAATTGCCATCAAGACTTTTAAAGGACGTTCTGTTAGATGATATATTAAGTTTTACTGCTGAGAAAAATTCTGCGACTAAAGATTTTTTGGAAAAAGAAGGATTCGAGAGTTATGACGAGTTTTCCTACATGAATGAATCTTATAGTGAAGCAATTGTTAGCTTAATTAAGCAACGTGAATTTTTTGGCGCATCCTATTATAATTTGATAAAAGGTGAATCTAATATTGATTTAGAGGTTGTTGAAAAGGCTATGTTAAAGATTTTGGGTGCATGTGAAAAGCAAGAGGCACACGAGTTATTATCAATAGAGCTGATGAAAGCGCTAAAAGGGAAAAACTTATTGATTGAGTCAGAATTAATGAAAATTAGCATAAGTTTGAAATATAAATATCAATGATGAAAAAATATATTTCAAAAATCTGATTTTATAGTCCTAAATCCTCAATCCCAAAATCATCAACCAGCACTTGGCTAAGTTCTGGCCCTGCAAGTTGTGCCAAAAACGGTCTTACACACGGATCATTGATCAATGCTTCCACTTGAAACGATTTTGCCATTTGAATATGCGTGGCGTACATGTTTTGCACCATCGCTACTTCGCTGGCAACCATGCCAAGCATGGCCACCACGTTGTTACCCAACTCGGTGGTGACTCTATCAAGCAAGTCTTCAAAGTCTGGTTTTTCCATTGTTCCCGCATCAAACGCGGTAATGCCTGCGTCCAGTTCGTTCAAAATATCCGTGGTGGCATCCAAAATGCTATCCGTCGCGCCCGCCATGGTGCCCGCAATCGTGTTGATGTTCGCACAACTTGAGGCGTCGTTAATGTAACCGTCTATCTCTTTTACAGCAGACGCCACTTGCATATCGTCCATGAACGACGCAAGACGAGTTTGCACATGGGCGTTTAGATTGTTCGCGCCCACGCCATAATTCAACAACGCGGTTTGGCAGTTTGTTACTTTCATTTCGTCTGGCAAAGTGGGGTCTACAACCACCGCGCCTTCCACGGGCAAAAGTGTATCGAGCCGCAAGCGTAATTGCGCGGACTGCGTATTCGTGGCCGTCGCCTTGCCCGTGGTTGGGCTGGATAAGACGCTGCTAGAACCAAACGCATTAAACAGGTTTTTATTAAAATTCATACGGCACCTTCTGCCATTAACCAGCGAGGCTCGTTAAAATCGATTTTCGCGCGGCCTATTAACTGGTCATTAATTTGCTTCCAAATCGCTTGCTTAGGAACGGTTTCACAGTCGTAATACACTTCGCGAATGTTTTTTAAATCCCCATGGCCTGCGGCATTGTTTGCCATAATCGACGCCAAACCAGCGGGCACGCGGTGCATGTTCAGAATGTCTTGTTGAGTGACTTCTTTGATCTTGTCGTACTCGTCTTTGTTGCCAAAGTCACCAACAGGAATGATTTGCACACGGTCTTTTGTGTAGCCAGGTTTGCCGCCGATGGTCGATTGCATGTTCAAATACATGCTGCGGTGGTTACCTGGTCCTTTTGTTTGCTTCATCGCGTCTTCTAGTACGTCGGCTTGGGCGTCTTCTAGGTCAAACGTCACCATGACATACCCAGAGTGGGCGCCGTTCAAGTAATATTTACGTCTAAATAATGTAGCGGCTTCACCCAATAAAATACTCTGAATGCCGCTAAAATAGGTCGGTACGCCATACAGCGCTTGGCGAATATCGCCGCCGTTCAAATGGACAATATCCGACGCCGCGTATTCTGTGAAACTGCCATCTGATTGAAGTAAAAAATAATTGTTATCTGTGCCGACGCGCACATTAATGGCGGGCAACCACACATAACGATTAGTGCCGCCCAAGAAATTACGAATCGCGAGAAAATAGGCGTTATCGAACACTTCGAAATCTTTAAACGCCGCGTGGGCTTCTTTCGCTTGAATCATGGGATTGTCTTTCCAGCTAGCAAGAAGCTGATTTTGTTTAAACTCCAACACGCTGGCATGGGTACCGTTGGCATACATAGTTTTTGCCAAGCCCGGTAAACTCACGGGCGGAACATACCAAAGGCTATTCGAATCCGCGAACACGCCCAAATAATCACTCATGTGGCTAGCCAATACCGGTTCAGGGTCGCCAAACGTAAACGCCCGTGGATTGCTTTTGCGCGGCGGATCAGCGGGCATGAGCACGCCGGACGCCGTACTGGTGTATGAACTGTCTAATCGTTGACGGGGTTTTGTTGCGCTCATAATTTACTGTCCTTTATCCAATCGTTAGGCGGGTCTTGCTCGCCCCTGTTTGTGGTTTTTTGGATTTTTCGTATTGTCGTTCCGCTTGCATCGCGTGGAATGCTGCCCACGCCAAATCCGCGTGGCCTGTTTCGCCGCTACGGGCTGCGCCGTAGGTGATTGATCCGTTCGGGGTGGTAATTTGGTGAATCATCATTAGCGACTGAGAAAGTTCTTTATTGCCCATGTCGTATTCAAAGCGTCCGCCGTCAATTAGGCGTTTGGCTCGTGTTACCAAGTCGGTTTTTTCAGTAACAGAATAATGAATAGGAACGAGGTTTCTGAGTTGCAGCGCTAGACAGCAATCAAAAGTGTCGTGGCCGATGCCAGTCACATCGATGCCGCACCATTTCACATCAAAACGTTGATAAATCTCGGCAATGCGCGCCGCTTGATAGTCAGACGTGATCCCCTTGAATTGATGGGTTTCAATGACGCGCCATTTTTGTGCCAGCGTTGGCGGAATTTCCAACACCACCAACGCGGCGTTGTCTCGGATTCGTGAAGGATCGTACCCAATCGCCACGGGTCTATTGCGGGTTGGATTGTCACTGTCAAAATCAACATCCGTCCATTTACTGAATGCGTCGACCATGCATTTCTGCAGTGTCGAGAACGGGAATACGCTTTCGTTATCGTCAACAAATTTACAGCCAAATAAGTTCTCGTAATCCGGTTTGCTGTATTCCGCTTTGAGTTCGGCAATATCAAACAGCGTGCAACCGGCTTTTTCGGCGTCTTCCACTGTAACTAAATGGCGCCATATTTTGTCCCCACCTAACGCGCCTTGTTTAAGCACCTTGTCGGTTAAATCAATATCGACTTTGCGGGATCGGTTCTTATTGAATTTCGCACCGCTCCAATGTTCGTAAGCAGGGTGTTGTAAACTGGACGGCGTGGAAAAATAAGTACGCCGCCATTTTCTATGTGCGGCCATACCAGACGCTAGTTTTTGCAACTTGGCGTAACCGTGAATCCAAAACACCTCGTCCACATATAAATGGCCGTGGTAACCCTGCGCCGTGCTGGAATTCGTCGATAAGAAATACAACGTGGCCCAAGATTTACCGTCTTTCGTTAGCTCAATAGAGTCTTGGCCTTTTAATTCAATATCAAACTGATTGCGGGCGAACGCTTGAATATAGCCTTTGAATATTCGCGCCTGGTCTTTTGATGCGGATAGGAATACTTGGTTTTCGCCATTCTTCACTGCGTCTTCAAACGCTTCAAAGGCAAAATAATACGTCGCGCCAATCTGGCGGCTTTTCAATATAAAACGGTTTCGGCAAAGGTCTGGATCGTGCGCGACTTGGCGCCACAGTAATTGGTATTCAAAAAGGTTTTCGTGTGCCCACGAGTCAAACTTGGATACATCAATATCACTGATGTCGTTTTTCGCTTTGGCTTTCTTCTTACTGTTGCTTCGTCTATTACCGCGATTGATGGCGCCTTCTACCGCGTCAGATTTACCATCGGCGATGGCTTTGGCTTCCGCCATGATCTTTTCGGCTTTCGCTAGATCCTGTCTTAACCCACCAAAAATACGACACAGCGAGGCGAGTTCTTGAGTTTCGTCTTTTGTTTTATTCTCGCGATTCGTTAGCGTGCTAATGCGCCGGCTGACTTCTATTTCTGCCGTATCAAACGCCAGTAATTCCTTCCAGTTGAAACGTTCAATCCAATTAAAAACTGTGCGCTCTGAAACGTTCAGGCGTGTTGATATTTCCGACGGTTTAAAAGCGCGGATATAGAGTAATCGTGCGTGATCAATAATGTCTTGAGAATGTGCCATGCCGCCATATTAGCCGCCATGCAATCAACTAATAATGACTGAAAAGACAATGACTTGTGATTATTTGATTATCGCAATTCTGTGGATTTTACCCGCTGGAATCGTCGCTGTTTGGCGCTTATCTTTGCCCTATCAAGTGTTTAAAACGAATTGACGAAAGCGAAAAAGGGCACGAAATGGCGGATAAGGTGAAAGAGTCGAAATGGTTCAAGGTGGCAACGTCTGGCCCTACTGTCGATGGTCGTGAGATCAAAGAACAGTGGATTAAAGACATGGCTGAAACCTACGACATGGACGAATACACCGCCAGTATCTTTCAAGACCATTACGGTTGGTATGGAAATTACGGCCAAGTGATTGCAGTAAAAGCAGAGAAAGACGCCAAAGGCCGCATGTGTCTATTTGCTCAAATTAAAGCAAACAAAATGCTGCTTGCGCTGAATAAAGCGGGTCAAAAACTCTTTACTAGTATTCGTGTGATTGAAGATTTCGCCGCGACGGGCAAAGCCTATTTGATGCACCTCGCTATTACCGACGAGCCAGCCAGCCTTGGCACAGAGCAACTTTCCTTTAGCCAGAAGGGCGAACACTTCCAAATTTTTGCGAATGAAGACGGCGTAGAGCTGGACTTCAATACACCTCAAACAGACGAAGAATTAGCGGCGGAAGTTACAAAACGCCCTAATTTTATCGAGCGATTCTTTAGCAAACAAACCTCCCCAAAGGAAGACGATCCCATGACTGATGAAGAAAAAGCAGCGTTCAAAACACTGCAAGACGAATTGGCCGAGTTTAAAACAAAGCTAGCAGCGTTAACGGCAGAAGACGGGTCAGCGAGCGACGAAGCGCCGCGAGAATTCGAGTCTGAAATCAAAACGCTAAACGAAAAAATCACCGCACTTGAAGACGAAAAGAAAGCATTCGCAACGCAGGCGGAAACGCTAAAAACGCTAACGGAAAACTTCACGGCGCTGCAAGACAGCTTCACCGAAGCGATGAAAGACAAAACCGAAGCGCCGCCAAAAAGCAAAGGCGAAGCGGAAGTGAGCTTCGAAATCGTTTAGGTCACAGGTTACACGCAAAGCGTCTGGGGGGCCGCTTAAAAAAGAATCTTAGATAGGAAAAGAAGATGGCGAATACACAGTTATCAGCAAAAGGTAAGTTGCAATTTAAAGCGTACATGAATCGACTTCATGAATCGGTTGGTGTGGACGTGGGCGAGCAGTTTGATGTAGAGCCAGCCACACAACAGCGTTTGTATGAAAAAGCGGCTGAAAATGGCGCGTGGTTTCTTGGAATGATCAACGTATTAACGGTTGATCAAATTAAAGGTGACAAAGTCGGTCTGGATATTTCAGGGCTGATTACCAAGCGAACCGATACAGACAACGAAGACCGCGAAACATCGAACGTTGTTAGTGAAAGTGACGCTGGCTATGAATGTCACTTTACGGAAGTAGATGTGCATATTAAGTATGCAAAATTAGACAAATGGCGTAACCGGACACCGCAACAATATGGCGAGTTATATTCTTCGCTTTATCGAAAAGGCATGACAAATGACCGTGTTCGAATTGGTTGGCATGGTGTGTCGATTGCGAAAAAAACCGACAAGGTAGCGAATCCAAACGGAGAAGACGTCAATAAAGGTTGGCTTCAAAAAGTCCGCGAAGAAGCGCCAGCGCAAATCGATGAAGACGGTTTGACCTTCGGCCATGTCGATGCGGATGTGCGCAATTTAGATGTGGTCGTTGAAAGTGCCAAGCAGATGATTCCTGAATGGTTGCGTGATGATTCCGAATTGGTCGCGTTTATTTCATCGGATTTGATGGGAGATTATCGACTTGCGAGCTTGGCCGCTAACGGCGACAAAGCCACAGAAAAAACACAGGTTAACGATAATCGTGTAACAGGCATTTTTGCCGGGCTAAAAGCGGTGACACCACCATTTTTCCCCGAAGGCACGGTGATTGTGACTTACCCAGAAAACTTGTCGATCTATCTGCAAGAAGGGTCATTACGCCGGCATATTACTGACAATCCAAAGCGCAGTCGTGTGGAAGATTACAACTCTGAAAACGTGGATTACATCGTCGAAGAAACGAATGCCATTGGCATTATTAAGGGCGTTACGAAATATGTACCGCCAGTGGTGCCAGCAGAATAAACCAAATCCCCAGTTGGTTTAACAAATGGCACTTGGTCATTGACTGAGTGCCATTGATTAAACCCATACAAATGGAACAAGACATGAACCTAATACAACAGCGTCGACTTGCAAAACTGTCGAAATTAAACGCGCAAAAAGAAGCGGGTAAACCAGCCAATAAAGGTGCCAAAGGTGATCAGCCGGTCATGTCAAAAATGCGCCAAAAGCTGCAAGAACAAAAAGCAGCGTCGGAGAAGCGAGCGGCTGAAAAATTGGTGGCTAAGGATGCGGCTGAAAAACTAAAAAGCGAAAAAACAGACGACTTAGAAAACCAAGTTGATGGCGTGGAAGGTTCGGTTGATGAACTAAAAACAGACTTGGAAAAGCAAGGCGAAAAAAGCGACGAGCTGGCTGGAACCGTTGACGAATTAAGTAACGATTTGGATAACGTAAAGGACGGCGTTAGCGACCTAGACGGCCGCTTAGATTGGGTCGAAAACGACATTGAAAAAATCAAAGAAAAGTTGCAAGACGATAGCGAATACATCGGCAACCCAGAGCTTGAAACACATAAAGCCACTATGGCGAATGCCATTGATGAAATGAAAAAACTAGAAGACCTTGAAGACCGTGCGTCATACAAGGCCGAGGCTATTAAACGGGTTGAAGATTTTGTGATTGGTTATGTGCAGAGCGCTGCAAAGTATCCAAACATCGTGGCGGTCTGGATGATGATCTTCCTTTTCGACTTGGGTGATATTGCGAAGGCTGTGCCATTGGCATTGCACCTCGCTAAGCAAAAAACTCACCGTATGCCGACACGTTTTAATTCCAGCATTTACCAATTCATTGGTGATTATGTTTACGACTGGGCGGCAAAGCAGCTTGAAGCGAACAAAAGCGCGGGACCGTATTTAGAACAGGTTATTAACGCGATTGAGTCAGACAAATGGCAATTGTCCGACATTGTTCACGGCAAAATGTACGCCATGTACGGTAAGCATTTAGAGGTGCTAGGCGAAGACGAAGCGGCATTAAATGCCTTTGAAAGAGCTATGACATTGAACGAACGTGCAGGCGTGAAAAAGAAAATAGAAAGACTAACAGCAAGATTGGCGAAAACAGTAAAAGAATAGAAACGTCCCCCGAGCGGCACACGCAACGGCTTTGGCGTAGTCATTTTATGGCGATGACCAAAACCGCTTGCGATGTGTTCCACAACAAATATCAGGAGTAAAAAACGTGAGTTTAAACGGCATGACATACCCAAAACAAAACACGGACACCGTCATTACAAACAGCCGCCCGTTTTTTCCTGATATTGAACTGCAAGCGTTCAAAGACATTTATCGCTTGCCAGGTGAATACGACGAAGCGCCGCTTATTTACGAATTAAAAGGCGCGTTGCGGCACGTTAATGAAGAACTGACAGACAGCGTATTGATATTACAAAGCGTGATTGTCGCGGAAACATTGGAAGCGTTTCAGGCCGAATTAGTGGACGTTTATCAGCGTGCTGTCATGAGTTGGGCGCGGTCTGGATTGATCAAGTTTTTCGAAACCATCAACCGTAAAGCCGCCGCCGAAATACAGGGTGAACGTGGTGATGTGTTAGTGGATGAATTCAAAGGGTCAGCTTACAAAGCCATTGATCAGCTAAACAACCGCATTATGAAAGTGGCCGAACAGAATGGCGCGTTACCAGCGGGTTCAAAATTCGCGGACGGTTTTAGGGCGTCGATCATATGAAAAAGATGGCCGAACTACGAACATTTTTGGTCGGTTGTCGCATGTTTCATCATGAAAAAATCGACGTATGGGCAGAGAAATTAAGCCTGCAAACGCGAGGGAAAATGGAAGGCAATCGCGTCTTTCTGCATCGCATGACTTATCGCGCCGTGTTCTCGATTGAGCATTACGAATACCAAAAGAACTCGATTGATTTGCTAAGCGCACGACTAATAACGTGGCTAGGCGATAACGACGAACGCAGCGACATGAGTGAAGGTGATAGAGCGCCAGAAATCAGCGTAGACGTATTGGACGATTACACGGCGGACATTGAAATAACGCTGACGTTTGAAGAAGACGTGTACATAGCCGAAGACGAGAGCGGCGGCATCGAATACGCGGGCAGACGTTGGAAACTGGAAAAACCAGAGCATGACATTGCCGAATCATTTGATCTGATTAACCAAAACGAATGAACAGCGCCAGTGGTGTACGCGCGTTTTGGCGCGGTGAAACGGCACTCAATGCAGAATTAGAACTGTTCATGTTGCCAAAAGAACGCCGAAAACGAGCGCTTGGGCAAATGGGCAGAGAGATAAAAAAACAGGCTCGTAAGAACGTAAAAAGCCAGCGCAATGTGAGGGGCGAATCGTTCAAAGAGCGGAGAAAAAAACGCACCAAAGAAGGCGACATGTTAAGCGGTTTTGTGAAGGGCCGGAACATACGTCAAAGAACGCGCGGTTTATCCGTCACCGTCGATTTTAAAAACGAGGTCATGGGGAAAATGGCGCGGGTGCATCAAGAAGGCCAAACGCAAAATATGAAGGCCAGAAAAATGACGGCTCAACAAAAAAGCGATTGGCGAGACGAGCCAGCAACACAGGCGCAAGCAAACGCCATATTAAGGCTGGGTTGGGCGTCATCAAGAAGACGAGACGGTAAGCGCAAAAAGATAAGCCGTAAATACATTATGGAGAATTTAACAAAGCTCCAAGCGCTGGGCATGTTGTACAAATTAAAGGGTAATCGAAAGGGCAAACAGAGCTGGCAAGTCAAATTACCTGCCCGTGAATTCTTCCCTAACGACACGCAATGGGTAAAACAAATGGCTCATGACGTAGTGATTAACGAATTGAAAAAAGGCAGATAACACATGGCATTAGGAAAGGTAAGCGTCAGCAGCAAAGACACCGGAAGCGGTGATTTCACCCGCGTTGAAAACCAGTTTTTATTCATTGGGCAGGGCGCCAAAAACGCGGGAACCATTCAAGACATTGACCAAACTACAGATTTGGACGAGGTATTGGGAGTGCCTGCCAGCAAACTAAAAACCACAATCCAGTGGGCGCGACAAAACGCGGGCCCAAACTGGACGTGTATTGCCATGCCGCAAGCGGCGGCGGGCACATGGTCGCCCGCGTTCGATACGGCGATGGCGCAAAACCTAGTGTGCGAAATGGTGGTGGTAACAGACCCCGTAGCAACCACGGCGGAACTAGATGCCATGAATGTGGCAATCGTAGGCGCTGAAAACGAATTTGGTCGTTACATGCACATGATCGCGGTAACTGCGGTGATTGATGTGGCAACGAAGGCGTGGGGGGATTTCATTACCGATTTTGAAGGCATTCAATACGGTGTTGCGGCGCCTTTATTATCGCTCGTTCCGCAAGTGTTCGCGGGTTGGCTCGGTACGTATTGCGGCCGTTTATGTCATGAAGCACGTTCTATTGCGGACACGCCGATGCGCGTGGCGTCGGGTGCCATTGTGGGCTTATCTATATTACCCGTGGATAAAGACGGTATTACTTTCAACATGGGCCACGCAAAAGCGCTAAACGACGCACGCGGCACAGTGCCACAGGTTTACGCGGGACAAGATGGAATTTATTGCAGTGACGGAATGACGCTGGCGGTGGAAGCCAGTGACTTTGCCGTGATTGAAAATTGTCGCGTGGTTAACGCGGTGAAAAGTGAAGTGCTGGTATTGGCCATCAAAAAGATTGGTGACCGCTCAATGAATAGTACGCCGGCTTCGGTTGAAGCGCACAAAACCTACTTTATGCGCCCAATGATTAATCGAAGTGTCAGTGTAGGCGAACAGCCAGGCACAGTAAAAAAACCACAAGACGGTGATGTTGATGTGGTGTGGACAACGCGAACTAACGTTGCCATTCCGCTGTTAATTCGCCCATATAATTGCCCTAAGGCCATCGCGGCCACCGTGGCATTAGTTCTCAGTAACGAGGTGTAAAAATGCCACAGCATATATCTGGTGCAGACGTAAACATTGGTTTGGGTACGGCACTAATCAACGTCAAACAGTACACGCTAAACGTCGAAGACGGCGTCAAAGCAACGAGTACACGCGGTGTGCCAGACGGCCACGTACGTGGTGCAGTTGGGGCAAGCGGTGAAATTACCGTGGATACCGCTAATTTCAATTTGATTGTTGAACAGGGACGCAAGGCAGGATCAATTCAGCAAATGCCCGTGTTCGACATTATCGCGATAGGTAAAACAGTAGATCAATCGTTCAAAACAGCGGCCTACGGCTGCAAATTGTCGATAACGAAAATACTGGATGCAGCGGCAGAAGGTGGCGACAAAATGGAGCACACCCTTCCGTATGTCGTCACAGATTCGCGCTTTGTCGAAATCAACGGTGTGCCGTATCTCGATCAGCAATTTTTAGACACGCTGGGGTAATTTATGAACATTAAATACCTAGTGGTTCACTGTTCTGACACGCCCAATGGGCGAGAAACAACGGCGGCGGATATTCATCGTTGGCATTTGGAGCGCGGTTGGGATGGGATCGGATACCACGCGGTAATCAAGTTGGACGGAAATATTGAAGCGGGTCGCCCTATGTATTGGCAAGGTGCCCACGCTGATCCATACAATCATGAATCACTGGGTGTTTGTTTGGTCGGAAAAGACAAATTCACGGATGAGCAAATGCGTTCATTAGAAGGCTTATTTTTGGCGCTACACGCTGAGTATCCAGACGCGCAAATAGTCGGCCATTGCGATTTGAACACACACAAAACGTGCCCAAATTTCGACGTAAAAACGTGGTGGGCAGACGTGCAAAAACGGAGCATTGATTGATGAGTATTAAGTCTTTTCTAAGTGGCGCTTTAGATGTGGTTGGTGCTTTTGTTCCAGGTGTAGCGGCGGCGGCAAAAACAGTGAACGCGCTTTTGCCAGAAGATAAAAAATTAGATCTTAAAACCGCCACGGGGAAAGATGTTTTAAACGCTTATAACGGTTTAGACGACAATCAGCGTGCAGCGATTGAAAAGCAGTTTGATGTTGAAATAGCAGAAATAAACGGGTCAGTAGATAAGTTGCAAGCGATGGTTTCGGCAGAGACGCCAACGGCTAATATGCGCCCTAAAATTGCCTACATGATGGCTTGGACTGTGGTTATTGCTGTAATCGGAATGATGGTCATATGGGCTATAGCGGTGTGTTTAAAAAACGGTGAAATGCTGAAACAGATCGCAGAAAGTTGGGAGTTAGTATTGGTTTTGCTGGGCACGCCCACCGCGCTTTTACGAGCCTATTTCGGTATGCGAACAAAAGAAAAACATGCAAGGTACGCCGCCGCGACGGGTCAGCCTATCGCGGGTGCGATGGGTGGCATTATGCAGATGTTTAAAAAGTAAAAGGATAGATAGGTGATGGAAAAATCGACGGTTGCCACGGCGTACTGGGCGTCATTAATCACGACAGTAAACGGCCTATCCATTAATGAATGGGTGGCAATCGGTGGTTTGATGATCGGTGTTGCGACGTTTTTAACGAATTTATGGTTCAAGCGCGAGCATCTAAAGATAGCGCGTCAAAATATACTTTTAGGGGAATAAGAATGGCTAAATTAGTTTTAATCACCGCGGGTTCCGTGGATTTCGGCTTTACCGTAGACGACAAAATGTACAACAAATTCGTGGACGGGATGACGAAAGGCGGCGCGGTTCTGCCGGCTTATAACATGCTATCGAATGCTGTAGAGCAAGAGCAGCACGCGAAATTTGTGAGTACATTTTCCGATGGGCAAAATAACCCGCGCGCGACATTAGTGCTAGAGGCGGTAGGCATGATCGCGGAAGAGTTCACCAGTGATTTGCCAAAATTGGTAAAGACGCCAGCGAGTTCCGCGACTTCATCGAAAGAAATGGCTTCGAGCAACTCGTAACATTACGTATGCGTCATCTACCGAATGAAGACAACTCGTCCGAAAATCTAGGGCGGGCGTTGTGGTTAGAAGGGCGCGAGTTAGAAAGACAAACCGCTGCTATTGCTAGTGGCATTAGTAAGGCATTTTCGGGATAAGAAGGTATCAGCATGGCCGGATCACTAGACAAACTAATGTTAACGGTTGGTCTGTTGGACAAAATTACGGGGCCAATGAAAGGTATTCAAAAAACAATCCAGCAAGTGACGAATAACTCTCGAAAAGCCTTTATGAACACGGCGGCGGGGGTGGCGGCATTAATCGCTGCCAGCGGTACATTTGCTGCTACGGTCAACCCTGCTAACGATATGAACATGGCGTTGGGCGAAGTGAAATCGTTAGAAGTAGCCGACAGTACACTGGCCGCGCTTAATCAAGCCGGACTTAAATATTCCATAGAATTTGGTGACCAAGCGTCCAATTACGTGCGTTCTGCTTACGACATTCAATCTGCTATTGATGGTCTAGTAGATAACGACTTGCCGCGCTTTACCACGGCGGCGGGCACGTTAGCGAAAGCCACTAAAGCCAATGTGACCGATATAACGTCCTATTTCGGCACCATGTACGGCATATTCAAAAGCCAAGCCAACGAAATGGGCAAAGGCACGTGGGTGGAAATGCTCGCAGGACAAACCGCCACCGCTGTGCAAATGTTTAAAACGACGGGGCCAGAAATGTCCGCCGCGTTTGGTTCGATTGGTGCTGACGCCACAACAATGGGCGTAAAACTCAACGAACAAATGGCCGTATTGGGCACGTTGCAATCGACTATGAGCGGGTCCGAAGCAGGAACGAAATACAGGGCGTTTTTAGGCGGGCTATCGGGCGCGGGCGGAAAATTGGGCTTAGATTTTGAGGACGAAAGTGGCGCATTGCTACCCGTAGTCGAAATTTTAGACATGATAAAAACCAAAACAAATGGCCTTAGCGCATTACAAATGAACGACGTGTTAAGCGATTCGTTTGGGTCTGATGAAGCGGTGGGATTTATCAAGTTAATGTCAAACGACGTAGGTAAATTAGCGGGCGATATAGACAAGCTTGGTCAAGTCAAAGGCATGGATAAGGCCACATGGATGGCTAAGCAAATGCAGAATAATTTTACACGATTGGCATCTGCCGTTACGGCGGTATCGATTGCGATTTGGCAAAAAGCCCTGCCATCGATTGAACCTTACATAAACATGATGACAAACGCCGCGTCGATCATTGTCGAATGGGCAGATAAATACCCGCATTTAACAAAAATGATTGGCTTAGCGATTACCGCGTTTATTGCCTTTGTTGCCATTGCGGGCGTGATGAACATTGCCATCGGCATGGCACGGTTCGCTATGGTCGGTTTTACCATGCGCTTTATCGTCGTTAGGCCAATTATTTGGGCGGCTCGATTGGTTGTGGTGGCTTACACCGCCGCGCTTTGGTTGATGCGTACCGCCTTGCTTGCCTTCGTATTATATGGCCCTGCCGTGTCGGCATTTTTCCTTGCAATGAAAACAGGACTTTTAACCAGTTTGCCGGCTATCTGGGCATTTACTGCCGCATTGCTTGCCAACCCACTAACTTGGGTTGTGGTTGGCGTAGTCGCATTGATCGCCGCATTAGTTGCCTTGGTGGTTTATTGGGATGAAGTGAGTGCGGCAGTTAGTCGATTTTTCTCAAGCATTGGCGGCTTTATTGACGTCTCTCTATTCGAGCCGATCAAACAATGGTGGGGTGACTTCCAAGTGTGGATTAGCGGTCTTTCACTCATGCCAACGTGGGAGTTAAATATTGATGCATTCGAATCGATCAAACAGTGGTGGATGGATTTTAAAGGCTGGCTGTCTGTCCTTGATCCGTTCGCGTTTCTGGGTGAAAAGGTCGATTGGCTGAAAAACAAACTGTCTTGGTTGCCGGGTATCGATACCAGCACAACAGAGACAAAAGAAGTCATTAGCAAGGCGGAATCCCAAAACGAAACCATTAACAAAATGGTGACGTTACCGGGTGCGGAATCAAGCCAAAGTGGTGGCGAATCGGGCGGATTATTCCAGACGATTAGCAACATGTTTGGTGGCAATAAAAAATCATTGCACGTCGAGAAAATGGAAGTGAACAACCACGGCGAAGCTGTGCGTGGTGACGTGCTTATGTATCAACTCGAAATGGAAGCAGGCTAATGCCAAGTATTGATTTACTCATTGAAAATGATGACATCGTACTGTCCAGCATCGGCGAACCATTGCTAGTTGAGGGCGTGAACTGTGTCGCACAAGACATACGCCACATGATCATCGAAAAAGGCTACGCGTGGCGAATGATCGGCGAACGTAACCAAACCACTATTGCCGCAATATGCACAAAAATTGAAATCGAAATGGAAAATGACGAACGCATTTACCCAGGTACGGCCAATGTGTATTTGGACAGTGAAAGCCTGATTTGCGAAGCGAAAACCGTCGCGGGCGAAAAAATAACGGTGACTGTATGAATGATTTTGAAGACGTTTTAAAAGACAACGGCGTACCCACAACAGAGGTAGAAATAACCGCTAAGTTTCGGACTGTGTTGGCAGAGTCTGGTTCGACTATTGCCAATGACTCCAACTATTCACCGTTCTGGCGTTTGATCTCTGCTATCGCGACCAAGCCATTTTTGTGGATTGTGCAATTACTGATTAAAAACGTCATGCCACAGTTTTTCTTAAAAACTGTGGGGGAAGGGTTTATTGAATTGTGGGGTGATAGTTACAACTGCCCACGTAAGCAAAGCCAATTTCTGAAAGGCCGTGTTGTATTCACAAGAGCCAATACAGCGGGAGCTTTCACCGTGCCAGCGGGCACCGTTGTGTATACGGATTTGATTAACAACACCGTATACAAAGTGATTACCGATATTGACGCTATTTTTCAGGATGGCGAAGCGGGGTTGATTGTCTCTGTCACGTCAGAAAAAGCCGCCACGGCTTATAACTTAGAAGCGGGCTACTTTAGCAAGTGCGATTTAGACGGTGTAAGCGTTACCAATCCAAACGATTGGATAGACCAAGTGGGCGCGGATATTGAAGAAATTGAAGCGTATCGCGCGCGAATTCGTAATGCATTTAACACACTAAGCCACTTTCACACCGACGGCGTTTATAAATATTTGATTTCGTCATGGGTCGGTGTTCAGTCGGACAAAATATGGTTTCAGCATGATGCACCGCGGGGGCCAGGCACAGCAAACGCCTATATTTTATTTGATCTAAACGCACCGGCGCAAAGTTACCTAGAAACCATTAACCGCCAAATTTCGACGGAAGGTTACCACGGCCATGGCGATGATGTAGTGGCCTATAACATGCCAGAAACAGAGCACGATTTAACCGTGACTTTGTACTTTTCAGACACGTTATTGAGTGAAGAGAAAGAAGCGAAAAAGACACAGGTTTACAACGCTATTTACTCAGCGTTTCGCGGTAATGCCGCGTATGAAATGACAAAGACAGCACCGTTTTCCCGTTTCTCGTTTACTAATTTAGCGGGCGAGTTGTACGACTTGTTTGATGGTATTGATGACATTGAATTCAACTTAAGCAGCATTGTTTCTGACATGTCGATTCCAGTTCTTTCCTCGTTAAACATTGTGGAGGGTTAGGCATGGCAGACCGTTACCCATTACCGGTTTGGCAAAAAAACGGTGAGAAAGTAGGTAGCTTAAAAAGCGCGTTTGGTAACTGGTGGGACCAAGTCGAAGACTGGATAAAAACACCGCTTAATCAAATGAATGCGGAAACATGCAGTGCTGCATTATTGAAGTATCACGCTTATCAAAAAGACGTAACACGCTTTAACGATGAACCAGACGAGCTATTCAGAAAACGCGTTAAATACGCCGAACAAAACGCTATGGAAGCGGGTTCAAAAACGGGATTCATCCAGATATTTGAGCGTCTAGGAATCGGCTATTTAGAGATCGTAGAACGAGAAGATGCCGTGAATTGGGACGTAGTTTCCTTGCGGCTTTCCGATTCGCAAGTGGCGTCTAATACCGAACTATTAAGCTACATCGTTCAGCAGTATGGGCGTACATGCCGACGTTATGAATTGACCGTATTAACAGCCGTTGAAATGAATGTCAGTGTGGTTGAATTTGGTCATTTAAGTTTCTTCGATGTCGCGAAGGAATCAACGGGGCCGTGGGGTATTGTCGCGACAATGCGAAATGATGCCGTCGGCCATTCGTGGAATTTGGACGTAGCAACCCTTTAAAAATTCATCATAAGAGAGATGATTTATGCCGTTTATTACCATTGCTGGACAGCAGCAAATTGCAAAAAAACAAGGCGACAACGCCACGCTAAACATTACCCAATTTATCTTGGCGAACGTGCCAGATTTGGGCGGCGAGCCAGCCACACGAATAGAATCTATTCCATCGGCCGGTTATGTCGTCGATCAATTGAGTGTCACTAAATCGGGCTATGTAAACACCAACCAAGTGGTTTACTCGTTGGTCATGGGGTCGAACATTGGTAACTATCAATTCAATTGGGTTGGGTTAGTCGATGATGAAGGTGTTTTGATCGCTGTGACATACGTGCCATTAACCGAAAAAAATAAAAACGATGGCGCTGTAGCGGGTAATACCATTACACGTAATTTCTTAATTTCCTACTTGGGTATTCAGCAAGCCACATCAATCAACGTATCAGCGGAAACATGGCAAATTGATTTTAATGCGCGGCTTAGTGGTATTGATGAGCGCGAGCGGTTAGCGAATCTTGATATTTACGGCCATGAAGGTTTCTTGGGTGATGGCTGGAAAGTCACCGGATCGGCTGGAACATATAGCGTCGCGGCAGGCATTGGTTATGTTGGCGGTGTTCGTGTCAAAAATGCGGCGGCGCAAGAAATCACCACCGCGACTTTCCCTAATGAAATTTGGCTAAACGTTAGCCTGCAGGGCGATATTTCGGACATGACCGCGGCGTGTGAATTCGTTATTGATACGGGGCCGTTTGCTGATTACGTAGATGGGAATGGCATTGAACATTACCTAACGAAAATTGCGGAACTAGACGCCTCGGGCGCGGTAACAGAAGAGCGCGAAATGTCGTATCTAAAAGATATTAAATCGCCAGGTGGTAAAAAATTATTCGATGTAAGCGGTGATGAAAACGATATCGTCTTAACGTCGAAAGCTGGAACGACAAAAATTACAGAGTTAAACGACTACGACGAGTTCTCGTTTATTGTCTCAGCAAATAACACGTCTACTTTCACAATTAAAATCGATGATCTAGCGCCCATATCACTGACTGGCGTTGTGTCTGACACACAGATATTTGAAACCGCATTGCTCACAGTGCGATACATTGCTGGAGCGTTTTATATAGCGAGCCAGATTAACCCGAAAACGGGCAGTAGCGTTTTGGACATTGCGAAGCTTTATACAGACACTGTTGATGTTTTAAGTCCAGGGGAATACGCACTTGATGGGTCAGAAATCAACAGCATTCACCATCCGATTGCGTGCGCTAAAGCCGCCGCATCATCAAACTACATTGCACAATCCACTAAAGACGCAGACCCGATTGCATATGGCGGCTATTACGGATTTGTTGATGAATTGGATGGTTCGGCTACTGTCTCTCTTCCGATGGTCGGCGGTGAGTTTATTCGTATGTTTGATGATGGGCATGGCGTGGACAGCGGGCGTGTTTTTGGTAGTCACCAAGATGCAACAACAATACAAGTAGCAAGGCGCTCCGGAGGATACTTTGGTGCTGCATGGGCTGATAAGTTGTTTACTCAAGCTGTTAGAGATGAAAACTTGGTGGATTCAGCGGTTTCAAACACACCAGGTGAAGGAGCCGGGGAGATAACAAGTGTCAATACGGTGGATACGTCTCATATATTGAGATGGGACTCTCGCCCTCGCTCCATCGCTTATTATGGAAAAACCCGTCTTTAGGAGTCTCTAAAAATGAATTTGAACGCATTCAAGTTAGGGGTTGATTACCCTGTTTTTACAAAGCAAATCGAAGCTAAAAAAGACCCAGTAAGTAGTAAATGGATGATTCCAGCTTATTCGACAGACGTTGAATTAATCGCTAAAAAAGAAGGTTTTCAGCGTTATTTCAAAGAAGGAGCTTGGCACTACGTTGTAGATAATATCGGCACTGAGTACTGGGATGAAGACGGCACAAAGCACACGATCAAAGAGGTTGGTGAAGAAGTACCTGAAGGAGCTTTACTTGAAGCGCCTATCATTCCGCCCACGCTTGAGCAGCAAACAGCACTTGCAAACGCTGAATGCACAAAACGCATTAATACCCACTGGAACCAAATAGGCCAAATTAACGCGTCTTTAGGTGTTTATGGTGAGTTAGATACGGCGAATTGTTCAGCGTGGATTTCCTCTAATCGTACAGCTTTGATTGTTCTATTGGGTCGTGAAGACTTGTTAGAAATCGATGTAACTGACGACCAATATTGGCCAGTTTTTGAAGATTCAAGCGAATGATCATCCTCGTTCTTGGCGACACTCAAATAAACGGCTACGGGCATAAGGTGAACTGCAAATTCAGTTTGCCGGAATCCGATTTGTCCGGCAAAAGTTCATCTACTGCAACAGCGGAAGAGGGCGAGAAAGCGTGTCGATTGCGCGTTACGTTAAATATTAAATACGAAGATCCTGATTTTCTAAAGATCATCAAGCGCCTAAGCACAGCAAAAGACGACAAAGGGAAAAGGGTTGTCTACAACATTAATAATCAAACCGCCAAAGCGTTTGGTGTTCGGCAGGTGCGTTTTACAGATGAAGTGAGCGCGCAAGAGTTGGACGACTCACAAGCATGGTCTGTGAGCTTTACGCTTATTGAGCATCTTTCAATACCGGAAAAAATCGAAGAAAAGAAGATCAAGTCAGAAGAGCCCGCCGCCGCGCCAGCGGATGAAAAAGTAATATCCGAAGTATCGGTGGCGGAAAGTCTGCCGGCCGGATGGTTCGAAAAGGGCTTGGCGTATTTCGATAAAAAATTGGCAGCAGAAGAAGGTAAGGCGGATGAAGTATGACTACACGCTTAAAATTAATGGTGAACGGGTAGCGCTGGTTTCTCATGATGTGGCATTGAATACAGGGATACCAGGTCGAGCGACCTTCTTAATAAAAAGCGCGGTTTCACTAAGTGGGACCGCGTTTTTTTCGTTTGGAGTTGATGGTGGGCAACAACAAGGCCATTTCTATGGATACGTCGAACGATCAACGACAGCGGGAAACGACGTACAAACCATCTTTTGTCGCGAGAAGTCGAACATGTTGGAAATGCCGGTAAAAATGGCATTGCGTAACGTCACATTGAACGACGTATTGACCGAAGTTAAGCGATTAACTGGATTAGGCTTTGCGCTGCCCGCGGCAGATTACGTCACCAAGAAAGTCCCTTATTTTATTAATACGGGCAATGGCTTTCATCTTATTAAGGCTTTGGCCGACGTATTCGAAATCAGCGGCTATTTGTGGCAGCAACGCCGCGATGGTTTGATTTATGTCGGATCGTGGAAAGACGGGCATTGGCCTGACACACCAATCAACATACCAGCGGCCGTATTAGACAAACAGTTGGCCACGCAAAGTGCGGAAGTTATGGCCATACCAGGTCTACGCCCCAACTATCTATTAAACGACAACCGGCTGACAAGTGTTCGCATGATTGATTCAAAAATGGTGGTGTCATGGAAGCGATAATTGAACGCGTACTCATGCGAAAGTATCCAGAGTTAAAAAGTGGTTGGCACTTACCCATGTGGGCCAAAGTAACCGACATACTCACGCCATTGGCGGGCGAGGTGATCACGGAAGAAACGCCCGTGTATTCCGTGTCGGTTCAACTGCTAAAAGCTAACGGAGAAGAAGACAAAGATGTGCCAGTAATGGAGGATGTCTTATTGCCGGTTCCCGCTGGCGGCGAACAGCGTGGCTTTTGGTCAAAACCAAGCATTGGTACTATCGTTGAATTGGCATTCGCATATGGATCGCCAGCACATCCGTTTATTCGTTCCATACTGCCACACGGTTTGAAGCTGCCCAACATGGCAGAAACGTCACAACGTTGGCAGCAATCCGAGAAAGCCTACACGCAAGTAAACAAAGAGAATGAATGGGAAACCAAAGGCAAGAACAGCACAACAGAAATAGAAAAAGACTTACGCATCAAAGCGGGTGAGCTTAGCGAAATCATCGCAGCAAAGCACCACGTCGGTGACGACGCAACCAACATTTATAGTCTGCTTCATGACCTAATGAACACCGTCGCAGACCTCGCAAAAGTTGCAGGAACACACAACCACTCAATAACATGGAGAGATCCGGCGGGCGCGGGTACAACATCGCCGCCAATTCAGACGTCCAGCTACACACAAAAAGGCGCGGAAGCCACGGAACAAGCGGGTAAGCTGCAGCCGCTACTAAAGTAAATCACACGCCAAACAACAACCAAAGGGCGCATACAGCGCCCTTTTTCATGCCCACAGCCAGCCCGCGTACCGCTTCCACGACCCCCCAAAAGCACTCCTCCCCACGCCCGCGCGCTTTACGAAAAAATATCTCACCGCAACTTTAAAAGCGCAATAGCAACGCCCCACAGCCCGTATACGCTGTGTTTTGTAGAAATACAGTATTGCAGTGGGGTGTAATAAAGTGCAGTTCTAAAGCGCTTAAAATCGATACGAAAAAACGCTGTAAGCCATATAGATTCCGTGGTGCACTGTTTTTGCTATAAAAAATACTGCAGAAAAAAACAAGGCGAGAAAATAAACGGGTTTTGATAGAATCCATGCACCGTTTTTATTGTTATCTCTGTTGTTTTTCTCTATTGAATTTAAGTAAAGGGGTAATATCAGGGGTAATATGTAGTGGTTGCTTTAAATTTAACTAATAAAATCAAGGGCTTAGTTGCTTTATGCTGTTGATGATCGATAATTACGACTCTTTTACGTATAACCTTGTGCAGTATTTTCGTGAATTAGGCGCAGATGTGCGGGTCTTTCGTAACGACGAAATTAGTGTTGAAGAGATTGGGCGCCTTGCGCCGTC